TTTAACTCTTCTTCAGAAACCTCTAAAGTTTGGCCTTCGCTTATTTTAGATATTTCTTTGTAGATGTCTTCTACTAATGTGTCTAAAGTTTTAGTGGGTTTCACTCCAGTTATCTCCTATTTTATATTCGCCGTCTAAAGGACAAAACATATTTAATGCTGTGGCTGTTTCAGCTAAAGCCTCTACGCCTAGTCTTCCTACGTGGTCTGCGTGCAACGCATGTACTTCCAGTTGCCACTCGTCGTGTATGTTAGCTACAAACTTAGCGTCTAGCTTATGCTGTTTAATCTTATTGTCTAAGAGCACTAGAGCAGTCTTCATAACTATTGCCCCACCTCCCTGCAATAAAGAATTTAAAGAAGAATAAACTTCTCGTATATGTATAGTCCTACCATCTAAAGCTTTTAAGTATTTGTTTTTGTGCGCTCTTTGTTTAACGCTTTCTGTAAGATTTCCAAGTGATGGGAGATTGCGGATAAAACGCTCCCTAAGTGCTGCACCGGCTTTTGAGTTTCCTCCAACCACTCTTCCAATTTTAGCATCTCCGGCTCCGTATATGAGGGCATAGATGAAAGTCTTCGCCTGACTTCGTAGTTCAAGTCCTGCAAGTGCTTGATTTGTAGAGTGAATATCTCCGTTGATGATCTCATTTACATAATCCTCGTTTTGCATATAGTGTGCTAAAACTCTAAGCTCAAGACCAGAAGCGTCTATACCTACTAACTTATATCCTAGGGGTACTGTCCAACACTCCCTGCATTCTTTGCCGTAAGGCTTTCCAGAGCTAGGTGTCTGAGCTACGTTAGGACTTCGGTGTGACATCCTTCCGGTAATAGCTCCGTTAGGTATAACAAAACCATGAACCCTACCGTCTTGAGCCAGCTCTAACCAAGAGCCAACCTGTGCTACTCGTTTCTGCAGCATCATAAACTCTGCAATAAGAGAAGCCTCAGGTATGTTCTTAACTATTGTTAGTGTAGCTTCGTCTACAATAGGTTGCCCTGTAGGAGTAAACTTTTTAGGCTTCCATCCAAAATTAATAAGGTACTCGCCAATTTGTTTGCGGCTAGCTAAGTTAAACTCTACCCACTTCTGCCGCATAAAAGGTTTAAAGTTATTTTTTTCACATAGACTAAGTTCTTCATCAGTTAGTTTGGGGGACTTTGATAAAGCACCGTTTTTGTTAAACTTAGGAGTAACTAATTTATCGTCCACCCACTTAGGCTGAAAGGTTTCGTGTACTTCTTTTTCAAGCGAAGCCATCTTAGACTTTAGTTTAGCAGATAGGAGAGTGGCTTTCTTTTCGTCAAGCATAAAGCCCGTCAACTCTTGCTCTTTCATTATCCAAGCTACTGCATGTTCTAAGTCTACAGATTCTTGACTAAAGTTTTTTAGATCCCCTAGTAGTTTATAGTACATGTCTGCATTTAGTTCTACATCTTGAATACAGTAAGCGCCCATTTCTTCGGTGTATTCTTCCCAACTATCAGGCTGTACTGCTTTTCTTTTAGAGGCATCATTAGGATATAGGAGGTAGCCCCAGTTGCTTAAGCTGTGACCTCCGGTAAGAACGGGATTAACTAAACGAGATATTACTAACGTGTCTTCAACGTGGTTAGTTAAACGCACATCAAAATGTTTTTTAATTACAGGTATATCAAAGCCTATAATATTGTGACCTATTAAAACATCAGCGCTTTCTAATATGTCTACAGCCTTTTGCAATCTGTCAGGAGGAAATAACTTAGGCTCTTCACCAATAACTTTAGTTACGATGCAGTGTATTTTATTCCCTTCTAGCCCGTCTGTTTCTACATCAAAAAGTACTTTTTTAAAACGGTGATGTGCTATCTTGTTTGGAGAAATCAATATCTGTTTCATAAAGCCTTCCTGTGTTTGAGTTGTATTTTAAACTACAAGCTAATCCCGTATCTCCTGTGTACCTAGATTTTAAAACCCTTACCTTAGTTGTGTTAGCTTCTTCTGGATCATCAGCCTGTTGGTTTCTTTCTAAAGCTATCACACAATCTGACAATTGTGAAATTCCTTGTGAGCCTTTAAGGTGAGAAAGAGATACTTCTACACCCTGCTCATGCCCCTTGTCTCCAGCAGCCCTTCTAAGATGTGATACTAATATCATACCTACGCCAGTCTCTTCTACTAAAGAACGGAGCCGTGTCATTAGATTGTCTATGCCGCGCCTTTCGTCTCCTTCTGTCATCACATTAATAAGCATGTGCAGGTGGTCAACTACAACCCACTCACACTGGCATCCTATTATAATATATCTAAGCTTAGAGAAAATTTCATCAACATCAGTAGCACCTAAATGTGAATGAATAAATACTCTATCTTTTTCAATAACATTATTAAACAAGGACACCAATTGTTCCTCGCTGTACGCACTTCTTTTCTCAGATAACTCTAGGCGGTCGTTAGCTTCTATAGCCACAATACCATCTGCTGTACGCAACCAACTTTCTTCAAGAGCTATAACTCCAACATTGTCTGTTGTGTTTTTAATAAGCCAGTGTTCAAGCTCTCTTGTTACACTAGACTTACCAAGTCCCGTGCCTCCTGTAAGCGTAACTAATTCTCCTTTACGCATACCGTATAGTTTTTTGTTAAGTCCGTCCCAAGGATAGGGTATGCTTTTTTTATCTTCTCGGTTAAGCCAATCATCTAGTTTGCTAGAGAGTTCTATAATTCCCGAAGGAGTATAGGTCTTAGCTTCCCACCAAGATTTAGTAAACTCTTCAAACTTTCCCTGCTTCAGCATATCGTTAGCGTCTTTAAAGCCTGTAGGAAAAGACAGTATCTTAGTTTTGTTGGGCTTCAGTATGCGGGCTACCTTCCGTGCCGCGTCTTGCCCTGCTGTATCGTTATCAAAAGCAAGCACTACATTATCGTATGCTTCTACAAACTCAATGCTCTCTCGTATATCTTTAACCGCAGAAGCACTGCCGCGCTTAAGAGAAACTACCGCCCACTTGCCCCCAAACATTTCATGTACTGCCATAGCGTCGCACTCACCCTCAGTGATTGTGAGATACTTGCCGCCTGTGTTTCTATAGAGTTGCTCACCAAACAAACCTGTGCCTTCAAAGCTGCCCGCTGAGTAAAAATTCTTAGTGCTTACTTCTCTTGTTTTTGTAGCAGCAACTTCGTTGTTGTTAAAGTAAGGGTATATATGCTTGTTGGGGCTGGAAAGAACTCCAAAAGCTTTGGCTGTTTTAAGACTAATCTTCCTATCGTCTAAAGAATTATAAGATCCTTTGTAGGAGTTTAAGAAACTGTTAGTGTCAGTAGCTAATGTACTGATGGGCCTATGCTCTTTGTTATTAGATGCAGCGTCGGTTCTTTTTTCACATCCAAAACAATAAGTATGTCCGTCCGTATATAAACTGTTGTTGTCTTTGCTCCCACAAGAAGGACAAGGGATGTGTTTTACAAATGTATTTTCTTTTGTATTCAAGGTATTTCTCCGGCCGCTTTTAATAAAAGGCTAGACACTCCTTTTTTTAGTAAGGAATGCCTAGCCATGTAAACGCATTTCTAATTATTAGATTTTTCTATGCTGTCCTCATCAGCTTCAACTTCAATTTCTTTATCGTCCGAAGGACTAACGTCATCAGATAAACCATCAACAGCCGGTAAATTACTTTTGTTAAAGACATTAATAAGTATACCGGAAAAGAAATTAATGCTTGCCTGATTCTCTCCTAAGTCTAAAGTAAGCTCTGACTTATCGGCGATTAATTTTTTTAGTCTATTGAATATACCTTGTGATTCCGCAGGTAAATCTTCTGCTGAAATTTGCACACCATTAATAACAATGAAAGGTTTATTAACTTCCTCTTTAGTCATAATTAAAAAGCTCCTTCGTCGTACATGCCCACACCATCAGGCTCATTGTATTCTACTAAATCAAGCAATTGTATAGCACGCAAGTCTCGTCCTTTGCCTGAGTTGTCGTTATAGTTCCAAACATATTCGCTGTATTGTACCTTCACTAAAGAACCGTTACCTATTTTTGGCAGGGTGTCTACTCGTTTGCGTTCCTCATCAACAAGAGTGGGCCTAGTATTTTGACCTCCGCCTTTACGATTCACATTTCTTTTAAAGTTTACAAACCTCCCGTAGTCTTTTTCTTTAATAGTATGCCCTCGATTTTCAAAATCAGAAAGGGTTTCATCGTCCAATACTAAATTAATTTCCCAACGATCATCGAAGGTTGTGTTAGGTGTAACTACATTAGCATAGTAAGCATGGCCTGTGACCTCACCGACACCTGTTGCTGCGTTAAATGTATTTTTTTCTGACATCACTATTTTCCTCTCTCTTCTATGTTACTTGTAAATTAAATTTCATGTTACAGCCGTACATTATTCCGTCAGTAGAAACAAAGTCTAACTTAGAAACATGTTTATGTATAGTCTTATCGAGTACCTCTGGAGCCTTTGGATTACTGTACACTCTTAGGTCGGAAGCCTTTCCATCTACTATATTAAAAAGGGCAGAAACGCTATAGCTAGCTTTTTTTGTTAGCCTATTTACTGCACGCTGAATAGCTCTAGTACTGGGCTTGCTTCCTTGTTTTAAAACATAAGAACATTCTGATTTAGGGCCTGACGGGTCGCCAAAAAGTTCACTAACTACATCAGATGCTTCAGGCTTGCTTTCAACAATTTCTTTTTTAGGAGAACTTACTACAAGTGGTTCAGGTACTATAGGTTCAGGCGCTACAGGCTTTGTAGTTTGTACACTTTCTAGTACAGGCCCTTTAGAATTAGTCCAGTGTTTATGAAGCACTTCAGAGTGCTCTACTAATTTTTTATTTGCAATCCTAACCTCATTTAATAATGACGAAACCTCTGCACTAAGAAAAGAAAGCATCGTTTCCATACTCTTATTACTTTTTTGAATAAGCGTATCTGTAGTGTGAAGACCTTCCAGCTCCTTAGAAAAAGTCCTTGCGAATGCAGCATTACTTTCAACCTGAGACTCTAAAGGGTTTATTACTCCCGTATGAAAGCTATCTATAGACTGGTTTAATACCTCGAAAGACACTGCATTTTTACTCTCACTTTGCAATGTCGTTAGAGTATTTTCAAGATTTCTAACTTGTCTTTGCGTACTTTTTTCATATGCTTCTATCTGCTGTTGACCACGATAATCAACAAAGGCAGACATACCCCCAGCAATTAGTAAAACAATCAGTACTTTTACAAAATTATTCTTAAACATAATATGCTCCAGTTGTCCGAAGGACTAACGCCCTTTAATTATAATATCCATTTCAACGCTTCCTTATTTTTCTTTCTCCAGTCTTCATAATAGAATGACAACTCTGAGAAGGAAGCAATACAAGGATTCTTCTTTAAGGTTTTCATTATCCATTTCGGTGTCATAAAGGAAAGACGAATAGTACCTTTAGTTGCATAGTAATCTTCCGTAGGGGCTAAATCATCTATGTTGTCTATAGAGACACGTTCTCCTTCTTCTTCACTTAAGAGTGTCTTTAACCACTCTACCCGAAAAGGTTTTACTTTTCTTCTTAAGGCTTTCACCTTCTTTTGATTCATATATCTGTGCCCTTCATAGCTCTATAGCGAGTTTATAGTACAAAATAGAAAATGTCAAGAAGCAATCTTCTTATTTTTGTAAGGCTGAAGATACACATCTAAGCGTGGTGCGTCTTCAAGACGACACTCGCTCCAAGGTCTCCGTAGATCTCCTGTCTTATACTTATAGGCATTAGGGTTGTTCTTTCCAAACCTTCCATGACACTTGACATAAAACTTTTGGTCTACATGCAGGTTTAAAAAAGAAATCATTTTTCTAAATCTGATAAGAGCGTGCTCTTCTAGATCGTTGCCTTTATTTACAGTCATGATGTATCGGTTGGTTCTGGTCTTCATCTTTACTTACTCCGTAAGTGTAGTAGTGTACTAGTACATTAATACGTTAGTGCATTAGTGCATTAGTACGTTAGTGTTTTAACTTCGGTTATCATTCCTTTAGGGATAAACATTTTAGCAGACATACCATAGGATTCCTTTTCGTAAAGGTCTGTTGCTAACACATACCCGTACTTATTCTTGCAAATTAAAAAGCCTATTGTTTTCCTGTAGACAGGTTTTGTTTTCGTTGCTTCTTCTAATGTAAAATCGTCTGTTTCAATAAACGCATCGCCCCAACTTACACATACAACTTTGTAGATTTTGCGGGGCTTGCGCTTACTCAACTCCATTCTTCGAGGCTCCTTTTAAAGTCTAACATATAAGGGACTGTGAGATCATCAACAAGCAAAGCCGCCTGTTGTCGCTCGGCATCGCTGGCGCTATCGTTTAACAGGCAGCGTTTAATATAGTCGAGCATTTCTAACTCGCTCATTCGTACTCTTCCGGCGATCCCGGCTCGTAACCCCAGTCCTTGCGTGAATATTGTTCATCAAAGCCTTTGTAATAATTAAGAATTTCCTCTTTTGTCATATCTTCTTCATACACCGGGGTAGCTGCATAAGTAACGCCTCGCATCGCATCGTATTTCTTTCGGTCTTGAAAGTAATGAGGGTGCGCGGGTCGCCCATAATATGCGTCCGCTGATCCCCGGTCTTCAGGAGTTCCGTGGGCTTCTAACGGTGAAAGTTTTTGCTTTCTCATTTTAATTTACTCCTTCTATTTCAAAATCATAAAACTGCATAACATGTTCGGCGTGGTGTGACCACAAAGCACCAAAGTGCTCCGCCATATAATCTACAGCCTCATCATATCCACCGGGCACACGCTCACTAAACGCCCTGATAAGCTCTTCACGCTCTGCGATGTCGTTGTCTAGCCTAACCATCTAATTAAAATCCAATTCGCTTAGAAGCTCTTCAGGGCCTTCTGAGATGGAGACAAGAACGCTTTGGCGGGTAATCTTCTTATTCCGCTCCCGTTCTC